ATTGGGGATTGATTGATGTATGTGCAGAGGATGAGATCATTGACATCGCACCACTGAACCAGATTAAAGTTCTACCTTACAAAGAAAAAACTGAGTGGGTATTGGAACAGAAATACAATATCGGATCGAAAAAGAACCAGGGTAGTGAAACCCCACAATAGATCCAAAGACCCCTTGACAGGGGTCTTTTTTTGTGCTATAATTATATCAGTTCCGGCAGGTCTGCAACATGACCGGAGGAAAGGATTTCTCTGAACTCCTTTGAACTACAAAAACACTACGGATAATAGTTTGTATGGCTACGTTAACAAAACCGTTACCAACGGTTATGAATGTGCTCACCCTTGTTTCTAAATTTCTCATTCAAGGTATTTCAGGAGTACGAAAAAAGTTTTCTAGGAATGACTTCCTTCTCATTACATGGGTAAAGGTCAAAGATTTAAAGGTTGATCCCAAGTACCAACGGTTGATCAATCTTGGTTTTATTAAGAGGGCAGAAAAGTTTGATCCTCTTTTGGTTAAACCACTTTCTATTTTTGAACGTCCTAATGGTGACCTGATGGTTGTCGATGGACAACACACCACAGTTCTCGCAGCGACTTATGTTGAGGGTGCAGAGGATTTTGAACTCCCCTGCCAAATTCAAGTTCATCCTTCTGATTTCACCATCACACAATGTGAGAAAGCAGAAGCAGCATACTTCAAGCGTTTTAATTCACTCCGAAATACTGTGAGTGCTGTTGCTAAATTACGTTCTGATATTGCACAAGGTGCGTCGTACGCACTTACTATTGAGGAAAGTTTTAAAAGTCTCAATATTCATGTTGAAGGTATCGGAGCACTAGATGATGGAACTAATGGTGTTCATGGTTATTATAAACTGAAGGCTGCTCTGGGTAAGTATGGAAATTCTTTTGTTAAAACTGCAGTAGACTCATATAAAACACATAATAATATTGATGGTAACAAATGGAATCTACCTCTCAATGGTGGTATGATTTTTGGTCTTGCTGCTACATATCATTTCCTTGACAATTATGTTGGTGATGGTAAGAAACGTGATGGTTTCCTTGAGTTCTTGAGTGATCGTCTCTCTAAACGTGCGGTTGAAAAGTATATTGCGATGACACAAGGACCTCAGATGGATGTGTTAGTTCTTCAAAACATCCTTGAACAATATAACTCCCTTGTGGAACAGGATGTTCTAGATTATCCATCTATCGGTATGGAGAAGGATAATTCTCAATGGAAGAAGTGGAAAGAAGATCCTATCCATGGTTCTTCAAAAGATGAAGACAATACTGAGGACTGATAACCGAATAAAAATATACGGGGTTCAACACCCCGTTTTTTATGACATCTGTTATAATTAGTATGTGGTCGTCGAAAGAGGCCACACATTTCAAACTCGCTTACTAAAGGAGTAACACATGACTACACTAGCACGCTACAACTCTGCAAACATCAATCAACTGATGGAACGTTTGCAACGAAACACGATCGGTATGGATGATTATTTTGATCGTGTATTCAGCTACGAAGCACAAAGCTATCCCCCATATAACCTCGTTCAGGTTTCTGAGGATGAGTCCCGTCTAGAACTGGCTCTAGCAGGTTTCAGTCAGGATGAGGTAAAGGTCTACACTGAGAAGGGTTATCTGGTTATTGAGGGACAGAAGGAGAGCTCAGACGGACGGGAGTATATCCACCGCGGTCTGGCATCACGTTCCTTCACTCGTTCCTGGTCTATCTCAGAAGATACTGAAGTCTCTGATGTAACCTTTGAGAATGGTCTTCTGGTAGTAACACTGGCACGAGTTATTCCTGAGAGCCGTCGCCGTCGTTATCTTATGGGAGGTGGCGATACTAAATAATCTATATCGTCGCCGCGGGAGGCACCTGGTCAGTAATCAGGTTGCTCTCCCCCTTTTTTTGCACTATAATAATAGGAGATACTGTCTGAATATGGCAACCCGTACATACAAGAAAATCGATAGTAAAGGTCGTGAGGAAACTTGGGAGTGGGAAGAAACTCCTGAAGTTGTGGCAGCAGTCAAACAACTTCATGCCACTATCGCACTGAATAAACTGAGACTCGAAGAACTAAAATGACTGTAAAAGTAGTACTACTCAAATCAGGTGAAGATATCATCGCTGATGTTGAGGAAATGATTGTAGGTGAACCAGCAAGAGTGGTTGGATACTTCTTCAACTATCCTTGTTCTGTAAAACTTCTAGGTAATGAACCTGTGAAGGATAGAAAGAGTTCTCCCTTCAAGCTTCGTATCACACCATGGGCACCACTTTCTAAGGATCAGAAGATTCCTGTGGTATCTGATTGGGTTGTCAGTATTATGGAACCCATCGATGATCTTCTAGATATGTACACAACAAGTATTAAAGACTATGAACAAAGACAATCTCAAACTACTAGTTCTACCGACGAATCAGATTCTACTGACTCAGATTGAAGAAGCTGGTGGTGATATCGGTGAACCTGATTGTAGAATGGTTGAACCATTTCTGGTAAACGATGATGGAACCCTGGCTCCATGGTTAGTTTCTCTTACCAATCAGAACTCATTCATGATTCATTCTGATAAGATCTTGACTATCGTGGAACCCAATGGTACACTAGTAGATAAGTACAGTGACCTGGTGAAGGAATGAACTTTTACGCCAATGTGATTATGGTTGGAAATGATTTCCTCGTTCGTGGTTATGAAAATGGCAAAAGAGTTCAATATAGGGAGAAGTTTCAACCCACCTTGTTTGTTAAATCAAACAGGGAGAGTGAGTGGAAGACATTGGAAGGTGAGAACGTAGAACCCATTCAACCTGGGTATGTTCGTGATTGCCGTGAGTTCTATAAAAAATATGATGGTGTAGATGGTTTTAAGATCTATGGAAATGATCGATACATCTACCAGTATATGTCTGAGAAGTTCCCACAAGACGAGATCAAGTGGGACATGTCCAAGATTAAACTTGTTACTATTGACATTGAGGTGAAGTCAGAAGCTGGATTCCCCTCACCAGACTCTTGTTCAGAGGAGATGTTAACCATCTCTATTCAGGATTACAATACTAAGGAGATTCTTACTTGGGGACGTAAACCTTATACTCCATCACAAAAGAATGTCACATACTTCCACCATGAAGAAGAAGTGGATATGTTGAGAGCATTCATCAATTGGTGGAATCAAGATCCCCCAGAGGTTATTACTGGATGGAACTGTAGGTTATATGATATCCCGTATCTGTGTGGTCGTGTGGATAGGATAATGGGAACCAAAGAGATGAAGAGATTATCTCCTTGGAATATNATTCAACANGATGAGGTATACATCAATGGTAGACCACACAATATATACAATATCGCAGGTGTAACCACACTTGACTTTATGGATCTCTATAAGAAGTTTACCTATGTGAACCGTGAGTCATATCGATTAGACTTTATTGCAGAGACAGAACTTGGACAGAAGAAGTTGGATCACTCAGAGTTCAACACTTTTAAGGATTTCTATAATGGTGACTGGAAGAAGTTTGTAGACTATAACATCGTTGACGTGGAGCTAGTTGATAGGATGGAGGATAAACTTCGTCTGATTGAACTGGTGATTACTATGGCATTTGATGCTAAAGTGAACTTTGTTGATCCTATGTTCCAGGTTAGATTATGGGATACAATCATCTATAACTATCTAAAGAAGAGGAATATTGTAGTTCCTCAAATGGATAGAACAGATAAGGATTCAAAGTTCGCAGGTGCATATGTCAAAGAACCGGTTCCGGGAGTCTATGACTGGGTTGTCAGTTTTGACCTTAACTCTCTCTATCCTCATCTTATTATGCAATACAACATCAGCCCAGAAACTCTCTTGGATGAAAAACACCCAACGGTCACAGTTGATCGAATTCTTGATGAGACGGTGAACTTTGAGATGTATAAGGACAATGCAGTTTGTGCCAATGGTGCAATGTATCGTAAGGATGTGAAAGGTTTCTTACCTGAATTGATGGAGAAAATGTATGGTGAACGTAAGGCATTCAAGGGTAAGATGTTGAAGAGTAAACAGAAACTAGTTGACATTGAAGCCGAGATGAAGAAGAGAGGTGTATTATGAGTCTTCCAGAGATTATTAAAAAGAATTGTTTTGATTGCTTCAAGAGTTTGAATGAAGCAGAGAGAGCAGTTGTTATGTATGGTGATGATGCATATCGTGAGTCATTAGATCTTGAGAATGATGATGCTCCCTGTTGGAAGATACCAAGTGGAGAGTCAACAACCTTTGTTGGTTGGAACCCCATGTGTATTCCTACAATGGATTACATCGTATGGAAACTAAAACGTCGTGAACAAATTGCTAAAGGAGAAATCCACTAATGGACTACAAAACTTCCGGTGTTGATATTCAAAAGGGTAGAT